TGCTGCATAAGTTCTATCATATTGATAGCCAGAATCATCACTAGCCATAAAATATTCTATATAATTATAATCAGTTGCATTAGGACTTGTGGTTTTGTGCCTATTAATTACAACAGGACCATAGGGACCATTATTAGTTCTGGATAATTCTAGTGTAGGAAAAACACCATTTGTAGTTGAAGTAATATGAAATTCACTAGTAGATGATAAATTAACATAAATATCTTTTCCGTTTGTTAAATTGATATTAATGTCTGAATCATAATTACCATCAGATACTAACACATTACCAGATACATCAGGTAACGTAATTGTTCTATCAGCGGTTGGTGTTGGCGCTACTAGTTTAACATCATAATTTGTTCCATTATGTGTGTACCATTGAATATATTGATCTGCAAGTAGAGACCAAGCGTATGGACCAAAAGCAGCCATCTGTGTCCAGGCACCGCCTTTCATTCCATACTGTTCTATACGACCATCTTCAGTACTATCAGTTTGATCTTCAATACGACCAGTCAAAACACTATAAGTTATTACTTCTTGTGCACTGTTTTCACCTCTAAAACTAATTGAACCTAAGTAATCCCAATCAGATGTACTATTGTCAGATGGTCTTTTATCAAGATAAACTGTCGGTCCAAAATAATTTCCAGTGGTTCCTTCATCTCTTAATTGTAAATAACCTGTTCGAGATATATTGCCAGGTCTGTATACTGTTGCTAAGTGAGAATCAACTCTAGCATCAGTAAAATACTTATTTGTACCTTCACTTAAATCTGATGTGGACTTAGTTGCTAATCTTATATCAAAATCAGAATCAGATCTTGCAGTAGTATAATATAAATTTGTACCTTCAGCTAACCCTGTAGTAGTATGATTAGCTAGACTTGATATGGTTCCTATAAAACTATCAGCTTGTATATTTCTATTTGATATAAATCGTGCTGTTGCATGGGCGTAAGTAAATGAAGGACTATTTACTATACTATCCCCACCCCAAGTAATACCTCCACCATTAAGAGCTGAACTATCTGCAGCACTATCTGCTATAACAATGTTTTTATCATTAAGAGTTATAGTAGTAGAATTAATTGTAGTAGTTGTTCCTTCTACTTGTAGATTACCTAGAACTTTTAATGTACCAGAATCTGTTCCATGAGTAGCTGGATCAATTATAAATTTAGATGGTCCTCTTAAATATCCAGTTGTTACAATATTACCTAAAGAACCTCCACCAATATAAGAATCTACTCTACTATCAAGATAATATAAATTATTACCTTCAGCTAAATTACTTGTAGTGAAAGGACTAAGATTAATCGAATCTGAGAATGTTGTTCCAGCTGAAGTAGTTACGCTTATAAGACCGGTTGAAGAATCAAATGTTACTCCTGATACACCAGCTACAGCAACTGAGCCAGCACTATCAAGTCTACCTTTTGAATTAACTGTGAATACAGGAATTTGAGAAGCTGATCCATATGTACCACTATCAACACCAGTTGGTGATAAATTAGAATCAGTTATATTTCCAGAACCACCAAACAATACTTGATTTATAGAATCAACTGTAGGTCCAGTATATTGAAATACACCACCAGAGTCAATTGAATCTCCTGGGAAATAGGCTAATCTACCTAACCCAACTTTATATGCTGAGTCAACAGATATTAAACCTCTAATACTTACTGTTGTAAAATCAGGATAGTGTGTGAATGTTCCTGTTGCACTATCATATACTAATCCTGGAGAGTTTACTGAATGTGGATTGTTTACTAAAAATAATCCTCTTATACTATCTTTAGAAAGATTATATTTAATATTACCAGAAGACGAATCATATTGAATAGATCCTATATCACCTTCAGTAGTGGCTGCTAAATGAGCTCTAACTTCACCAGGACTTGGTCCTATGTATGTTAATATACCTTGAGCAGAATCATATGTAAGAGATCCATCTCCACTTACATCTACAAGATTTATTGCACTTCTAATATCTGAATCTGTTACTTTAGTAAAAGTAAATACACCAGTAACACTATCGTATGATAAACTACCCGATCCAAGAGTAGATGATTGAGAAAGATCTACATTAGTAGCAGTTAATGATTTTCTTGCATCTGAATCATCATACATAGTTGGATGATTAAAAGTAAATTCACCAGTACCTTGATTATAACTTAAATCTCCACTAGCAGATAATTGACCTCTTATATCTGCAGGAGATACACCACTATATTTAAATATTCCTGTTGTTGGATTATATTGTAAAGATCCAAAAGTACCTGATGTATTACTATCTTCAAATACTGATCTTATATCTGAAGCTGTAACTTTAGTTAAAGTTGTGACTGCTGAAGTAGAATCATATGTTAAATCACCAAAACCAATTCCTGCAGTTGATGCAGTAAAAATTTTCCTTACAGTTGCTGAATCGTTAATTTTATCAAACAATCCAATATCAACTGCAAATAATCCAGTACCTGTATCATAAGATAAAGAACCTCCAGTTGAAGCAAACAATTCTCTTATTTGTTGATCTGTTCTTTGAGTAAACGAAATATTACCAGAAAGAGAATCGTAGGTTAGATCACCACTTGCTGTAATTGTACTCCTAATATCAGAATCAGTAACTTTAGTATATGTAAATACTCCATTGTTATATGATAAATTACCTGACCCAGTCCCAGAATTAGTTGCAGAGAATATACTTTTAACTAATGCAGAATCCTCTATAGTAGTTGCATCAGCTAAGTCAACAGAAAACACCCCTGTGCCAGTATCATAAGATAAAGCACCACCAGTAGATGCAAACAGTTGTCTTATAGCTGCATCTGATTTTTCTGTAAAAGAAATGTTGCCTGAAAGCGAATCATATGTTATACTACCAGAAGCAGTAATTAAGGATCTAATAGCAGAATCTGAAATTCCTGTATATGTAATAACCCCGTTTGTAGAGTTATAAGATAATGAACCTCCACCACCTGCATCTGTTACTGATATTGACTTTCTGGCTTCAGCACTATCAAATGCATTGGCTGTAATTGAAGATGATATAACACCAGATGCACTATCATAAACAATACCTGTTCCAGCTACTAGTTGATTTCTAATATCTGCTGTAGACGGTCCTGTGTACGTTAAAATACCTGTTGGACTATCATATGACACAGATCCTAAGCCACCAGCATCAGTGACATTAATAGCATTTCTAGCAAAAGAATCTCTGTAGTAAAGGTTTGTAGATCCTTGAGCTAAACTATCTGTAGTTAAACCTTGATTAGTATTTACTCCCCCACCAGAAGCAGTAGAACTTATAACACCTGTTGCGCTATCATAAGTTATATTAGTTCCAGCTACAAAATGTGATCTAACATCTGTGGCTGAAGGACCTGTGTATGTAAATACTCCAGTTACACTATCATATGAAAAACTTCCATCACCACCAGCATCTGTTGCACTGACTTGAGATCTAACTCCTCCACCGGCAGCGTCAAATGATATATGAATAAATTTATTGGAGGCTGAATCCCATTGAAGTATTGTTCCATGAGATCTATTAGTAGTACCGTTGACGTCAGCTAAACTAGTTAGAACCCCAGAAGTAGCATTACCCACATTTATTGGTGGCCCAATTGTTATTCTAACTACTTTGGTGGCATCACCAGCTACCTTAACTGCGGTCTGGTCTCGTACTACTACTCTTACCATTCTAATTCCTTAAAGTGTTAAGTCACGCTTGGCGTAACGTCTATAGTGCCTTCAAGGACCCTTTCAACAACAGTAGTGCTACTATCTTGTTGATATGAAATCTCTACATCATATACATAGCGACCAGCAGTTAGAGCATCAGTCTGTGTATTGGTAAGTGATAAATTTACTATACCATCAGTTGGAGGAGATGCTATTGTTGCTGTAAACGAAGTTGCATCACTGTCTTTGGAATTATATGTTTTCTTTAATTTTGCTGCAACTGTGTAATTAGTGAGGTTCTTATTATTACCACTAGTATCTTCTAACTCTAATTTGATGGTAGTGTCTGAACCTTTATCGATTGTCAATTCTTCATATTGGGCCATAGGATAAAACTCTCTTTTATACAAGTCGTTTTTATTCTATTTATATGTTTATAAAGCCCAGGTCATTTGTTTATTTATGAAGTGATACAATTTAGCATTAGGATCTAATTCTTGTGGTTTAGTAATTAATTCATCTACTAACCAATGCCATTGCCGAGACATATATTGTATTTCTATCTGTCTAAGTTTAACCCAATAAGAAAAGACCGTTTCATTATCATATCCAAATACTCTTTGAATATTCTTTGGATACATAGAAAAATCATCTTGTTTCAAATTAGTCATCTTATTGATAACGTCTTCAAAATCTCTAAAGTAATCTAATCTTTTTATTACTTCTGACGAACCTGCCATGATTCCTGTATTAAATACATCATTTTCAGGATCCACACCTTCATCCATTAATAGAGCATGTGTATTCCAATATTTGGTTGCAGGATTACGAATACACAAGTTATAATCTTCTGCCGCTACTACTTTTCCTCTAAATGCTAATCTATTCATTTCTGCTACAGCTAACATATTATCTACATTATGAGCTTCAAATATACAATCTGTAGTATTAGGAATAACATCAAAATCCATATAACAAACGTACTTATATTCTTCAGCCAGATTTCTCATTACTCTGTGCTTATAAAAGTTTATAATATCATATTCTGATATCTCTGGATGATGTTTTTTAATATAATCAAAAAACTCTTGGTAATAATCATCATATTTAAATAGTCGATAGTCTGCACCAATATCGTGTGCATACTTCATTTGTCTTTCTGCAATCTTATCAGCACTATCCAAAAGAGCAACTTTTGTATCTTTACTCTTTTCAGTTTTAACTTGGACACCATCAACATACCAACCAGGATTATCTAACCTGTCGTCAGGAATGTCTACAAAGATACTGAAAACTACTTTATTTTCCAATGATCATAAACCTATTAAATTCAGATGCTGGTTGTTGTCCTGCATAAGCAAACCACTCCATACTTCCTAACTCTTCTTTCCAAAATTCTAATGTTGGAGAACAATTAATATGAGAGTCTATACTATAGTAATCATTTGTTTGAAATGCAACCCACGCATCTTTATCTTTATTATCAATTATGTATTGAATATCTTTAGGCTCCATATGTTCACAACTAGTATTAACTATTACAGTATATCCAGATAAGTCAAGTTTATCGTTGACTTGTAATGTTTTAAATTGTATATCATAATCAGGAAACAACTTGTATCCATACTGTTCGCACATAGGATCCATGTCAGATGAAACAATATTCATCTGAGGTTCTGGCCAGAATGTTCTTAACAAGTAAGCAGTTAAACCATACCAACCACCAACTATCAATATCTTACCACAATCGTGATTATATAATTCACATAAGTTTTCTGCTAACCATGTTTTACTTTGCCAATGATTTTTGTCGAGGCAATGAGATATATCTTTTATTCTATAAAGATCATCAACTCCATATTGAGATTCATCATATATTTGTTCAGATAACTTTAGAGCATTATACAAGATCTTCGAGTTGTACATCTATTTCCTCATATGTTATAACTGTAGGTTTAGCTCTAATAAGTGGATTATATTCTTCATGTTTTTTTGATAAACAATAATGTGTTGGGAGGTATTTTACTTCAAAATCTTCATGTGCAAGGAATCGATCTATTCCTTTATATTTTCTCATAAAATAATCTCTAAGTCCACTGTTGAAATGTTCCCAAATATCGTGTACATTGTTTTCCCAAGTCATTACAGAACTATGATGATATACGTCATAACTAGATAAACGTCCATATCTTTTTTTGTTGACTTTCCATGGAGCATGTACTAGATGTAAACTATCCCAATTATGATCACCAAGTTTTTCAAATAAATCTCCTTGGACAAACACATCCAGATCCAAAAATATATTTTTACCTTTAATGGGAAATTCTTTACTGAATAAAGCTAGTTTATTCCATACTCCTTTGAGCACAGGACCAACAGGATCAATAATATTGATATCAGGATTAACACCTTCAGAATTTTCAGTATAGCAATAGAATTCAAAATTAGAACATGAATCTTTACAATCTGAATATAATTTATTTACAAAATCTGCTGAATACTTTGATCCAAACTTTACACATATTATGTTATACATTCTTGATATGCTGCAAATAACTCAGGAAGAGTTTTTGCTTTTCTCACTTTCATTTTCTTTTCACGATCTTTATGATTTTTAACTTCATCAGTATTAAAAATAGCTAATTTTGTTTTGAATATTGTATCTTCATCTTTTTGTTTTTCTAACCAAAACTTTACAACATTTTCAGTAGTCAATCTTTCACCAGCTGACGTTGGAGCATCAGGCATAGTAATGCTTAGTCTTTTTCTAAACTCTTCTTTGATTTCTAATGATTGCTGGTACCTATAATCTTCTACCTCTTTATACCTCTTTTGAACCTGAAGGTCAACTTCTTTTTCTAATATTTGTAATTGTTCTAATTTATATTGGTCAGCATTTTTATAAAGTTCTTCACTTCTCTCCTTTTGAAACTTTTCAATTTCAGCATATTTTTCTTGAGTTAACTTTTCTAGTAGTGCTTCTTTCCTAGCTTGGTCAGCATCTAAATCATCTTGCCTCTTTCTAGTTTCAGCATCTATTACTTTCTCCTGCCTTTCAACTTCCATTTTCATTTCTTTATAAAAAACTTCGAGTTTATCATTTATGTCTTGATCAGTTTTACTTTGCATAGAAGCCATAAGGTTTTCCAACTTTTTTAACTCTGCTTCTTTATATTTCTCAAAATGTAAATATCTTTCATTATCTTGTTTATCTAAAACTTTTTGTACTTTTACTCTCCACTCTTCAAATAAATGACGTGCTTTTTCAGCAATAGCATCATGTTGTCTATCTGTAATAGTTTTATAATACTGATCCGTATACTCAGCAATTTTATCCATAGGATATTCATTAATTAAGTCTTTAAACTTACTATCATTATAATCTACTACTACGTTAAACGAATTATATTGTTTCCCTTCTTTAAAGAGAACTTCAATTATTTTTTGGTTGTCATCTAGAAATTTAGCTGATTGAATTTTGCCTGAGAATACTGCCATAATAAAACCTTTTTTGTTACTGAGGTATGTTTCCTGAAGGGTTAACGTGAAATATTCTTAAATGCCATGTGTTAGCTGAGTCAGCTGTTTGTGAACCTGATGGAACATGCTGAGCAATATATAAGTTATATCCATAACCACCTCCATAAGTTGCATCTTCAAATTGTCTTAACGTCTGGGCTGCTGTAAATGTATTTAGTATAGCAGAACCTCTATTGTCCATAGTACTTGAAGAGGATTGAGAACTGTTATAAAAATTATAAAATAACTTTTTATAATTATTTGCATAGTCCATAGCTGCTGCATATCTTATCCATGTACCTAACATATCACTAAATGCTGGTTTTGGCATAGCTATTAGTTGTTGAGTACTTTTTTGAAGTACAATTGGTGTGTTATAACTAATAGGAGTAGGATCAAATCTGTGAAGATAATAATTAGTTACTGCAGCTTGCTGATCTCTTAATTCAGGTAAATCACCTGAAGCAAAAGCAGTAGTGTCTGCTTTTGTATCAACAAATATTGGTGTAGCAGATACTAGTGTTGATCCAGCTACACTTCCACTAGTTGATATATGATACGTTCCAGCTCTAAGTTCTTGATCGTCTGTACCTTCATTTGATCTTAAATAATCTAAACATGGTCCAACACAACTATCAAACCAATCAACTTTATCCATAACGTGAATATTATTACTAGAATCAAAATATACAGGAAAGGAATAATCTTCCCAGGCTGTTCCAGTAAATTGAGGTTCAGCAATAGTAGCATGAGTCATGTGAACATGCTGATTGTTTACAGTGATAGCTGAAGTATCACCAGGTGTAGTATATGTACCATCTGTTGTAATAACAGCTTCTGATGCTTGATATCTTGTATCAGTGATAGTATTTAAATTACCACCGTTAGATATAACTTGTAATGTTACAGAAGGATTGTGACCATACTGATTGACTCCTTCTTTATGTAGAGAAAGAAGGTCTGCTGTTGAGTATGATCTCAAATTTGATCCAGATAATCTTACTGGTCGCCTGACAGCCATAACTAAATCCTTGTATCATTTTGAAGTATTCTCATGTTAGATTCCAGCTCCCCATAACGATTTCAATACAGTTCCATCTGAATCATACAATATCAAATTTTGTTCTTGTTTCAATTGAATACTGCCAATAGAACTATCGGCAAAATTTGAACTCATTATAGCTACAACTTGTGCAGAATCAGTTCCGGTAGAAGCAGCTCTAATAATAGCTGTAACTAAATCAGAATCAAATGAATCCCCAATTATTGGAGTAAGTTGAGCTAAATCTCCAATATTGTTAACAATGTCGTTATGCTTTGTTCGCCAAGTGACAATTTGATCATTTAGTTGCAGAAATGTTTTAGCCATGTTTTTCCACCATTTGTTTTAATAAGGTTTTTATTTCACTCATATCTTTTTTAAGATCATCTACATCATTTTTTAACCTATCTTGTTCTTCCATTTTTCTTTTCCGTTCACGCTTTAACATTCTAGCATTTTCTGCTTCTGCATGATTTAAGTTATGAACAACCCTGGTTAATGGATCTTTAAATAAAAAATTAGTACCTTTTACTTTTTCTAGTCTATTCATTTGTTCCTTTATCATGTAACTAATGCAATCACTCTCATATCTTTTACCTTAGGAGGTTTTGCATTATTAGATGATCTCATCACCAGCTTCAGTTGAAATCTTGTAAATGCCTGAGCCAATCCACCTTTATCTCCAACCAAGAATTCATATTCTCTGAACACATTTGGATTTTCATCAGAAGGCATTGGTTTCAACGGAGCTTGATAAGACCAAGGGATATCATCAAAATTTTGATCTCCCTCTATGCCAATTACTTTATAATATAATTTCACATCTGCTACTGAAGGTCTATGAACCGAAGCCATAATTCTTAAACCTACAGCTGTAGTATTTAGTGTCACTGGTTTAGTAATATGTTTAGCTAGACTTGTACCTCCAGTTGGATCTGTTTCTTCTTTATAAATCAATGGATGATTGTTTACAACAGTATTTGGAGCAGTGTTTGCAGGATCAGGACTTGCTACTTGATTATCTATTCTATTATGTGTTAACCATAAAGCTGCTCTTTGCATATCAATTACAGGAGACACATAACTATTATTAGTTGTTAAAGTAACAGTTAATTGAGCTGCATTACCTCCTACAAACTGACTGTGAACTACTTTTGGATCTTGAAAATAATTATGAGCTTTTATAGTAAGTGGAGTTGTGCTAGGATCTAGTGAATACATATTTGAAAAAGTATTATCCAACACACCTTTATTCATATGATAGTCTGCTGTACTTCTACCAGCAGTAAATCTTCCAACAGCTGATATACTTGTTCCTTGAGGAATCAATGTTTCAAGATATGGATATACTTGCTCAAATAGATAGTTCTGAGAAGTTCTAATATTTGATCCACCTATTGAAGATGTAGCTGTTGCATTATCATTGTTACCAGCATTAATAGTAAAATTATCTTCATCTGCGCTATCGATAGTTCTTGAACCATTTATATTAGCGCCAGATATTCCTGCATAAGAAGAAGCAGAATCAAATCCATATATTGCTACAGTATCATTGGCTTTGAAACCATGATTTGGATGAGCTATTTGAATTCTTGTACCACCACTTGTAGTTTTAGCAGGGTTTGGTTCTAATAGTCTTGGTGGAGTATTAGCACTGTTTAAATGAACTGTATATGTTCCAGGAACAAAACTACACCTTCTTATTTCAAACATTAAGTCTTTAGTTTGATCTGGAGACCATGTTGATCCATTCTGAGATTTAAATAAAGATCCCATAGCTGGCTGAGCTGTAATTCGTTTTTCTGTTGATCCTAATTGAAACTTTCCTGTTTCAGCAACATAAACTGTGTAAGCAGTAGTTTCTGCTAACAATACTATTGCATACTCTGTATAAGGAGATAAGTAAACTGGTTCAGCAAAACTAAATTCTGTTAAAAGAGATGCATTATCTGAAATCTGTATATCGGCAGCAGCTTTGAATACTACAGATCCAGGTACTACAGTTGTTGAAGATGGAGAACCATTCACCATTGGCCTAATTTGTAATTGTACTGGCATAACAGTATCTGTTACTCCATCTGCCTCTTTCTTAGTGGCAAAGTATAGATTTACCTTTTTAATGAATACACCATCTTGCTCAGCTACAAAGAAACTTTGAGCTAATGGATCTACTTGAACAACTGTTTGTGGAGGAACAGTAGTAATTCCATCTACTCTAACTTCTCCAGTAACTAAATTTCTTTGTGTGGTTGAAGAGACTTCTGATCGTCCAGTCACTGCGGTAGATGAACTTGATGATACAGATGTTCCTGTTACAATATGTCTAACACGTGTAGACAATATGTTTTCTTCAAAAAGTTCTAATACACCAGCAGATGTATAAACTGTCTTAGCTATTGAAGTAGCATCATCTTCATTGTTCACTGTAATATTCAGAAGTTTAAATTCTCTTGCTCCTGTTTTAAATTTAATAGCATCTGTATTAGGTAAGAAGAATTCACCTTCTACAGTACCATTTACATCACTTACAAGAGGTGTAATAGTAGCTGGTGTACCAAAAGGTGTTTGTGTAGCGTTAGCATATTGATTACCTAATTCATTGTTTCTGGATATATGTAAATTTTGATCAAACTGTCCGGTTGCTACATATCGTACCCAAGAACTTACATCTACACCATCAAAGAATGCTGTATAATTTGTTTCTGGTTCTAATCCTTGAGCTCTAAAGAATATAGCTCTAGATCGCATAAATGGTATAACTGCTACATCAACAACTCTATTACCAATTGTCGATCTAATTGTTGAAAATGAATCAACTCTGGCAACTGCTGATGTTGTTTGCGTAGTAGTTGTAGTAGTTTGTATATTTGAAGTTGTGGTTGTAAATGAATTCCAAGCACCACTTGTTGATTCTGAATTAGATGTGTTTGATGAATTAGCTGTAGATGATCCTGTAATAGTAGATCCAACAATTTGAGATCTTGTTGCACCAATTTCTGTACCAGCCCAATTCCATTGTTGATTGTTAAATAATTGAGTTTGATCACCACTGAATGCGTTAATGGTTCCACCACCAATTACATTTTCTCCAATTCTTTCACTTTCTTTCCATTCATCAGAAGCAGGAGATAATTCTAAATGACCAAAACCAGTTATAACAGCAAATGGATTAATATTTTCTGTACCTGATGTTTGTAGTTGAGATATGTAAGATGAATCTAAATGATAGATCATTACATTATCACCGTAACTTGCTACACCAGATGAAAGAGCAGAATCATACATTAATTTAATAGATTCTTCATATATAGGTGGTCTCAATTCTTTATTAAGAGGATCTATAGAAGCTCTATATTCAACATTACCGATATCACTTAGTACATGATCTTTAAAATTGTCTACTAAGAATCCAGCTTTTGTTCTATCGTTTCCAGCTGAATCTAAAGTACCTAAGTTTGCTATACCATTTTCTAACATAGACAATGTTGTATATTCATACAATTGATCTAGTTTAGCTTCCATATGTCCAACATCTTTCATTGTGAACATTTTTGTTTCATAGTGAGCTATAGAAACATCAGAATCATGTAATGTATTAGCATTAAGTCTTACATCAGCTAATAACATTTCATTATTAGCTAGTGGAGGTAATTTAGGATCTTGATTAGGGATACCTTGCTTGTTTCTAACTAAACCATCTTGATCAATAACTAATCTGTCTAGTCTTGGTAGATAATATTCTGCATCAAAATCAATGACATCTGTATTGTCAGGTAATTCACTAACATTAGCTGCTGAATATGATGTTGTACTACTATCAACGATAGGTCTAAAATCTAAAACATCTCGTAATTCTACATGAGTTCCATCATTCAATGTATGTGATGGAATATCTTTATATGCAATAACATCATAGGATTTTGCAGAGAAAAAGTCACCTGTGTTATGAGTAAAGTGTCTATAATTTACATACACCTTTCCACTTGCTGGAGCTCCTTTTTCACCTTTTAGAATAATTCTACCTGGTCCATAAAAATTATCTCTTTGTCCATTATCTATGATAAAGTCGCCTAGAAGATCAACACCACCTGCACTGTCGTCTCTAATACTATCAACAGCAAAGATATCTGGACGTCCTAGATTTAATTGAATGATATCTGTATTAGTAGTTGAATCTAATTGTTGACCAGTAATACTTCTTGTAGCTAATGTTTTTGTTCTTACAGCTCCTTGTGAACGTCTAACCTTACATAAAAATGTTATTGCCACACCAGCAGGTAAACCACTAACATCACATTGGTTACCATTATTAATAAGACTAAATGTTGGGCTTACAGCAGCTCCTGTATCATCTCTTGTAACAATCCAATCACCAGTATTAACTAATGTTTCTCCAGTACCACCAGATAACTGAGTAGCACCTGATCCATTGGCAGTTTGTTTAAATACTCTTTGGACAGTAAGTAAGATATCAGTAAATGTTTTTGGACGTTCATATTTTAAATCAAAGAAAACATTATTTTTTTCTGGTTCGTTCAATAAAGGAAGATTAGTTGAATCTGCTACACTATTTAAAGCACTCAAAATATCAGCTTGTTGAGTTGAAGATATACCAATATTTCTTACACTATTAAATGTTTCACCTGCATTCATCTTTATATCAAAAAGATAATACTTGCGGAAAGAACCATCTTTCTCTATAGATCTTACCCTAGCTGTACCAATAGTAGTTCCACCATAGTTAGTATCATTTCTAAGATTTTGTAGTTCTAAAGTTCTTAAATCAGGTAAACCTTTTACATTCGTAACTCTTACAAAATTTCCATAATCAGCTGCTGATAATTCATTATTAAGCGACAATGTTGTTGTTGCCTTTGGCACTCTTAATCTTGTAGTATAAGATGTGTGGGCTCTATAACCATTTACATATGCAGTTCCAGCTTCAATAGAAGCTATTAGATGACTATTTTGACTATCTAATTCATAAGAACAAATAAATGGTTTAGTAAAAAAGTTTCCATGAATTTCTTTAGTACGTCTAGCAATATTATCTTCAATTTTATTATATTCATCTATACCTGATACTACATCAAATACAACTCCATTAATTACTCTACAAAAATATACAAAGTTTTCATTACCAGTAATTTGATCTTCTGTAGTAAGTACTAAATTAATTCTATAACGATCGGCTCCAGGAGCAGATGTATTTGGATTAGCTCCTTGATTATCATACAATGATTGATTGTCTGTAACTGTAACAACATCTTGTACAACTTTAAATCCTACAGTCTTTGTAGGAGTGTTAGTATATTTTCCCAACATGATTGATTGAGGAGAAACATTTACAAAATGCCCTTGGACAAAAAAGTCTCCTTGAGCTATAGATATTTTACATCCAATTCCAGTTGCAGGGTCAGCTACAGTATTAGTAGTTTGAGCTCTAAATGTTGCACCAGATGGATTAATAAAATCTTCTCCAGCTTGCATTCTAACTGGTGTAGTTCCATGATTACCACCAGTAGTGCTTGTATATTGAACATATACAGTAGCAGGATCACCAACCACAGTATCTTCTTCAAAAAATTCTAACAATCTAGCTTTTACACCAGATGTTTGACCTGTAAATACAGTACCATAATACTGCTCAGGGTTGGTAGGTAAAGATATAGTAGTTGTATTAAGTTTAATGAATTCATAATTAGTGTTTAGAGTTTGACCACCAGGATTTACAGAAGCACCTTCTTTAAAGATGTTTCTACCAAATCTTTCTATTTCTCTTTGAATAATAGTTTGTAACTGAGTAAGCTCTCTAGCTTGAAGAGCTCTACCAGAATTAAAAAGAATTCTATGATAGTTTGCACTATCAACAAAGTCATCTTTATAAGTTGTACTAAAGAGATCTTTTGTAAATGTGGTTGCCATATCTTACCTAACTTAAAATTGAATAACGACTTTAATATCTTCTGTTTGATCAAGGTTTCTAGTAATTGATGCTCTATTATCTATGTACATTATTTCACCAGTGAAAATATTCACATCAGCGCTATCTAAAAATCCAGCCCCTACTGAATCTAATGAACCCGATCCACTACCATTAGCTTCTGTTACAGCTTCGCCAGATGAAAAGTGTCCATATCCAGTTTGTTCATTTTGATGAAAATAAACTCTATTAGAGTCTACTCTGTCTATGTATCCTTGTGCTCCAGATGTTCCACCAACAATAGTTTTGTCAGCTGTAAATGCTACAGAAGTAGTAGCTAGTTTCAATGCTCTTAAACAATTAGATGATTGAGCTTGGTTTATTGGTGCTTGTTGATAATAAGGATCGTTAATAGTAGGAGTAGAATAAGGCGCAGAGTCTGGACCTGTTCTTGGATTTCTTATTAAAGCCACTTGTCTGTAATCATTTTCTATTTGAAATGTATTTCCTTCATCTCCAGTAAGTTTACAATTAAACATTACAGCAGTAGCACCAAGATTTTTTCTTGGATCATCTCCAACAGTACTTACAATTGCTCTTGCTGCAGCTCCAGTTCCACCACCACCTGAAAATTCAATCTTGGCAGCTTCATAAAATCTTCCGTAATCATTAACATTAATTTTAGTTATAGCTCCATTAAATACTGAAGCAGTAGCTGTAGCTGTACTAGGACTTAATCCACCAGCACTATCATATCTGTTTTGAAGACCTGTTATAACAACTGTCGGTCCAGTGCTATCATATCCAGAACCACCATCAGTAACTTCTATTCCTAAAAGTTGTCCTTTAACTGCTTTAGCTTGTATCTCTCTTTGTTCTCTTTGAAGAGCTGTAAGAGTAGCAGAATCTGTAGCTGGATTTATATATTCCACTGGCATAAAATTAGTTGATAAAAATTTACTAGCGTTGCTAGCTCCTAGAGTATACAAATACTTCCACACATATCCATCAGATGTTTGTTGTGGAGTAGTTGCACTTGTAGTAGTTGGTTGAACAGTTGAAGGTAAATCAATTCCAGCTGCAGTTTTAGCTACTTGTAAACATACATAAACTTGGTTTTCATCAGTAATAACATAATAAGGATTAGTAGGATGACCTACAGTAGAAGTATCAAACCTAGAATATTGTGTACCAGAACTCCAATTGTATCTAGGAACAACAAGACTAACATCTTCACCAATCTTCATAGATTGCATACTTAATCGAAATGTGTCGCTTGTAAAATCACTAGCAGTAGGTGTTGGAACAGTATCTGCACTATCCCATTGTTCTGATTTACCAATTGCGACATAATATTGTGAGTTGGGTGCATCTACATCAACCATCAATTCATTGATTAATTTTCTTTTTAATCTTTCTGTAATAATTGCGACCATGTTTCTATCCTATTAAATGGTAATTGTGCTTTGGTTTCCAGTTAAGTACCAATTGGCACCTTCCCATATAACTGTACAGCCATCATATTGAGCTAATGCAAAACTTGTACCTTGTGCAAAGTTAGCTGGAGTAACAGTCATCACTCCTGTACCTTTATTAACAAAAACTTTAATTTCTCCTGCTATTGTCCCATCAGCTAATGATACAGATAATGCTCCTGATTTGTTACCAACAATCATTCCATGAGATGCAGACGCAGCACCGTTTGCAGTCATTTCAACTCCATTATATGCTGGTTTACTTAATCTTACTGACCCTGTGCCTTTAGAATTAATTGCCAGAGTTACGTTTGGATCATCTCCAGATGCAGCAATAGTAGGTAAACCACCTGTAGCTGCATTAGCTATTGTAATTTCGTTAACTGCACTTCCAGTAGCTGTTAAGTTAACTAATTCTGCTCCATTTACATCACTTATTTTAGTACCAATCTGGGGGGATGTCAAGGTTTTATTTGTTAATGTTTGTAAATGAGCTTCAAAAACAAATGCATCACTATCTGCCAATAATGGTAGATTTATATTAATATCTTTAGCTAAATTGTTTGGCTGAAAGACATATTGAAAACTATCTGTTGTATCATTAATCTGTGGTGTATCTAAAACTGCGTTGTTTATAACAGGACTTGTTAATGTTTTATTAGTTAGAGTGGCAGTGGCTGAATCTAAAAGTATTGTTCCACTAGCATCTGGAATATATACA